GTAAAACACGATAGAGCAAAAAAGGTATTAAATCATTTCCTGGATAATGCAGGATATTGGACCGAGACAGAGAGCTTGACAGAAGGACTTACCGAGGACGAAATCCAGGAAGTAAGCGCAGAGGTAGCGACGATGATTCAGAGCATCACAAAGAGATACAAACTGGACGTTATGCTTCCTACAGAGCCGGTAGTCAAGGAAGAACCGGTGGTCGAAGAGAAAGCCGAGGAACCGGTGGCTGAGGAACCTACAGAAGAGGTCAAGGAAGAAAAGCCGACTGAAAAGCCGAAGAGACGTGGCAGAAAGCCGAAGAAAGAGGAGGCTGCGTAGGATGGCATACGAAAGAAAGACAATAGACACCTGGGAGCTGCAGTTAAATTATGGGTACGGCTGGTTAAGAAGAGAGTTAGAAAGGAGGCGATTGCGTGAGCACGGTAGCAAAGCTGACAACAGAGCAGATTGAGAACCTGGCAAAGGAGATTCGAGAGTTTCTGTTGGAACATGGGTTATGGCAGGACGTTGATATCTACTTCAACGGAAAGAAGTACACAAGTTACGATCCGGAGAACGGAGAATATTATTACAACGACAGGGAGCATCTAATCGAAGTGGCAGACCAGCCGGAGAGACATTTTGAATATGTTAATCCGGAACACATTCTCAGCATGAGTTTTGAAGGACCGGTATGTGAGATGCTGTACTACGGTATCCTTCCTTCGGTCAGAAGAGAATTTGACAAGATATTTGAGAGATACGGTTTGTATTATGAGTTCGGGCATCATTGGAATTTTAGTTGCTATTACATTTAAGAATTTAGGAGGACAAAGAAATGAAGGAAGCAATGGTTGAAAGATTAGTAGAAGCAGTAAAGGGCATCGCAGGTGAAGGCTACGAGGTAAAGTCAACAGTAGTCAAGAAGAACAACGGAGTGGAGCTGGATGCAGTTAATATCAGAAAGGCAGGCGAGAACGTCGTACCGACAATCTACATTCAGAGAGAATTGGAACTACTCGAAGCGGACAAGATTACAGTCCATGAAGCAGCAAAGCACGTATTGGGAGTATACGAAGAGAACAAAAGCAGAAAGCCGGTAACAGACGTAGACATCAAAGATATTTCGGGAAGAGACTTCATCCTGCAGCATGTAGAATATCAGTTGGTGAATGCTGAAAGAAATGCCGAGAGACTGGAAACAGTACCAGCAAGACGAATTGCAGACCTGGCGGCACTTTACAGAGTAGTTGTATCTGAGGACGAGACTGGTACAGCAAGTTATATTCTGAGTACGGAGCAGAGATTGAATGCACAGATTAGCGTAGAAGAACTAGATGAGGCGGCAATGATAAACACCAGCAAGGTCGGGTTCACAGTGCAGAGCATGTACGAGGTAATGGCGGAAATGATGCACATTGACGAAAGCACAGTAGAAGAAATGTGCGAAGGAGGGCCAGGGATGTTCGTTCTTTCAAACAAGAGAAAGATAAACGGAGCAAGCATTATCCTCTACAACGAGCAGTTAGCGCAGCTGTCTGAAAAACTGAATGATGATCTGTTGATTATGCCGTCAAGCATACATGAGGTGCTTGCAGTACCAGCATCATCTATGAATGCCATAGACTTGAAACAGATGGTTAGAGAAGTGAACGATACAGAAGTTTCAGAACAGGAAATATTAGGATATTCGGTTTACAGATATAACAGAAAAACAGGTGTAGTCGAGGTAGCCGCATAAGCGGCTTCTCGTTTTAGGAGGTCGTAATGGTAGAAATTTTGAAAGACTCAGTAATCAGAGTACAGTCAAGCATGAATGAATGGATGGACTGCGTGTTTGTGGTAAGCAAAGAGGACGAGGAAAAGACACACGAGGTACTGAGCAAAGCCTGGGACAGTTTTTGGGAAGATGGAGACGGCTGGTGCTATGGCAATTACCTAGAAGCCAAAATGGCTGAAGCAGGGATTGCGTTTGATGCGTACTATGCTGACACAAACGAATAGGAGGCGATGATTGATGGCTTACACATGGGCAGGTATGAGAAAATTGACATGGCAGGAAGTCAAGGAACTGCACAAGAAGGGCAAGCTGGCCGGATATTACAAATTGTACGAGGATGGAACGGAGGCGGTGATCGACAGTAATTACGATTTTATCGACGACGTCCTAGAACACCAGGAAAGAGGCGGTGAGTTCGGAGAAGAGATTGACACGGTAGACTTGGAAATGGCAGACGGCAAGAAAATAACAGCACCGGCGGTCGTGGACGTATCGGCACTCGGATGTATGGACGAGCTGGAATATGAGCTGTGGCACGTGATCGAGGACTACATGGTTCAGTTCGGTATAAGAACGCAGGACGACGAACCGGACTGGGCGACAGTCAAGGCGGTGCAGGAAAGCATTTTAACAGCGTTTACAGACGCAGGCGTGAATTTTAAGTTTCTCAGTGATGAAAAACTCAGAGAAATAGAAAAAGCGGTAAAAAAGAAGGAGAGCGAGTCATGGGCAGCAAAGAGAAAGAAAAACAGGTAACGGTAAGCGTAACATTGGAAATCGTACTTACCCAGGAAGATATTGACGACATAATGTGCGGAGCATTGGAGGGTGGCATCACTTACTGGTGCGATGAGGCAAAGGTTGTAGGCGATTATCTCGGGGAATATGGAAGCGAGCAGATCGCAAGAGGCGGAAAACTGAGATTACACCTGCCGGAACCGTTCGACAAGGACGAGACAGAGTATTACGAGCTGGACTTGGAGAAGTTCAAGAAAGGAGTAGAGCTGTGGGCGATCACACCGGTTGGCTGCAACTGCCTGGAACAGATGGACGGAAAGATCCGGTTCGATACTTGCAATGCGGACGCAATCGTATGTGATGCGATCATCCAATATGCACTATTCGGAACAGTGGTTTTTGGTTAGGAGGCGAGACTATGGCAGCGTTAGTGGTATTTGCGTTCTTGGTAATCGTTGGAGTTGGAAACAGAAAGTAGGTGTAAGCGGTGAGCAAAGGAATAGTGACAGACTATCCGGGAATCTGTTTCATCTGCGGCAGGCCATCGGAAGCCGAGCATCATTTGGTGTTCGGTACCGCTGGCAGAGAACTGAGCGAAAAGGATGGATTGAAAGTGCCGGTATGCAATGATTGTCACAACATGGGAGACATCCTCTGCAGAATACATGGAAATCCGATGGCAGAGAGAATGTCAAAGATAATCGGACAGCTGGCCTGGGAAAAAGAATACGCCTTGCAGAAGGCAGATGAATTTGCAAGGATTATCGATGAAGGCAGGGAGGAAGGCGAAGTAAAACAGATTATCCATAAGGGAGGTAGAGAAACCTTCCGGAAGAGATATGGATGTTCGTATCTGTAGGAAGGAGGAACCAATGGAGTACATGAGAACGCAGGCAAGCATAGAGAAGTTTGTCATTATCACAATGAGAGATGGGAGAAAGAAATATGTTGGCCGGAGGTACAGTTTCAAGATGGACTACGGATACACAGTAAAGATAAACGAGGCAATGATGTTTGACACGGAGAAACTTGCTGAAAGAAAGATGGAGGAACTGAGAATCAAAGGACAGATAGGGAAAGTAGTTAAGAGCTATGAATTGAAAGAAATTTTTTGATAGGAGGCGGCAGATGATATACACAGTATTTCCAAAGCAAGAAGGAGAAATGCCACAGGATTTTCCGACATACTCGGATGCACAAGAGTATGGAGATGAAGAATTTGGCAGAGGCAACTATACGATTGAATCAACCACAGGAGAGTGTGTATAGGCGAAAGGAGTAATTATGACATTCAGAGAAAATGCGGCGGTATTGGAAACATACCTGCATAATATCCGGAACATCGAAGAGGTGCCACCTGGTCCTATGGAACTGGAAGCACTGGATGCGGCAATAGAGGTTATGAAAGCTGCAGTCGAGAATGTAGAGTACGGAGCATTTGCCTGGGACAAGCAGAGAGGTATGTTTGTTCAGATAGGCAGACCAGTACCAGTAAAGCAGTTGTGTTTGAACCGGTACCAGGAAAGAGTAAGAAACGGAGAGATACCGAGCTGGATTGATCCGGAGAAGTTCAAGATTTTGGAGAGAACGGTCGCAGAGATTGCAGGCGACTGGAAGGAGGCAGAGGATGAATAAAACAGTAAATTTATTTGTGTTAGCTGGATGCTGGGAATGTCCGGACGACATTGGAGTAACTGTGGTTGCGATTTCCAGTGACGAGAAACAGCTGATTGATAGACTGGATCAGATAGCAGACACCCAGGCAAAGGAGTATGTGAGCATTGAAGGTAGCATTCTGATGGAAGAGCATACAGACACTAGGTACGAAATCAGCGGAGGTATCAGCGGCAACGCAAGATTCTACATCACGGAAGAGCCTGCAGTAATCAACGAGGCACTTATGGGCGAGATCAGCAGAACAATGAGTAAGAACGACAGAACAGAGGATGTAAAGAATTACCTGCAGGGGTTGTT